CAGATCTCGAATCGTAAGGAAAAGATTTGGAGTCCTACCGAGCGGGAGGGTAATGTCAGTTACTACCGGCACGTCAGTGACATCGACATGAGTGAAGGCTCATGGACAGTTATGGCGAGAACCTCTAAGCAGCTCAACGAGATTGGTAAATCACTTCAAGCACAAGGAATTCTGTACAAGAAGAATGGCCGCTTGTCCTTTGATCAGGACAAGGCGGAAGCCATGCAGGTTTGGAAGAAGCTTCAGGAACAGCAAACGGTCTCGGTTGACTCGGCTAACGTCCTTTATGAGTTCTTACCTAAACGTGGGGACAAGGCGGCGGTAGCCTGGGGTAAAACAAAGACTCTGTCTGAGTGCGATCCGATGAAGCCGATTACTTATAAGGCTTTGGTCGAGGACCACGGTTTGTTGGTCGAGCTTGGCACGCCCGCTGAAGTGGTGATTAACTTATCGGAAGACGAGAGGGACTACCTGTACGCCATCGAGCGAAGAGGTGGCAACTTACTTGAAGAACCTTTGATCAAGTTAAGCACTATCCACCGGATGAAAGGCGGAGAGGATGACAACATTGTATTGCTCAACGACATGGGCTACATGCCTTGGAAGTCGTATACTGAGGGGGACCCAGACGATGAGCACCGAGTATTTTACACTGCGGTGACTCGAACAAAACATCATCTTCACATTGTAGAAAACGCAACTAAGTTCGGGTACCCACTATGAAAGACAACATTAATCCTGATCACTATAAAAGAGACGGCATTGAGTGCATTGACGCAATCAAGGGCGCTGTTCAGAACCTTAAAGGTATAGATGCTTTTTGCACTGGCAGTGCTATCAAATACCTTTGGAGGTGGGATGAGAAGGGTGGAGAAGCTGATTTGCAGAAGTCTAAATGGTTTATCGAACATCTAATCGGAGAGAAAAATGCTAAAGGCTGATGGCTTTAACGACTGTATTTTAGGGGTGGCTCAACTCTGGGGGAGGGACGCGCCCGTCATTGTATATGACGCTATGGAAGTCATTGAAGTTTTACAAGAGCGTGACGAGATGACCTACGACGAAGCCCTTGAGTATTTTGAGTTCAACATTGCCGGAGCGTATGTAGGCGAACAGACCCCTGTGTTTGTAATGCGGTGCGGTATCGACGAGATAGAAGAGATTAGCGGTTTTAGTGATGAGTAGACAAGACACAAGCACAATGAACTTTCTTGACCGTATGGATATGGACAACATCGAAATCGATTGGTGTCCCCCTGCGATCTTTCCAGACTTAACAGATAGTAAGTATATCGCTGTAGATTTAGAGACCTGTGACCCAAACCTCATGACCCTTGGTCCGGGTTGGGCAAGGAATGATGGCTTTATAGCCGGAGTTGCAGTAGCCGCCGGGGACTTTCAAGGTTATTTCCCGATCTGCCACGAGCCGGGGGGCAATCTGTCCCCTAACATGGTGTTTAAATGGCTTAAAAAACAAATGGCTACACCAGATATACCCAAGGTTTTCCACAACGCTACCTACGACTTGGGATGGTTAAAGTGGGCGGGTGTAAAGGTTGAAGGCAAGGTAATTGATACGATGATTGCCGCGCCTATTTTAAATGAAAATCGATGGAGCTATGCGTTAAACTCATTAGGTAAAGACTATTTAGGTGAGACCAAAAACGAAAAGATACTTCGGCTAGAAGCCAAAGGTTGGGGGCTAAACGCCAAAGCAGACATGTGGAGGTTGCCTCCAAAGTTTGTGGGAGAGTATGCTGAACAAGACGCGGCGCTTACGTTAAAGTTGTGGAAGCATTTTGAAACCGAACTGAACAAGAACGAGTTGACACATATCTTTGAGCTAGAGACCAGCTTAATACCTTTGATGCTGGAGATGCGGTCAAGGGGTGTCCGTGTAGACTTAGACCAAGCTGAAAAAACAAAAAAGGACCTTGCCAAACGTGAGCAACAAATTAAAGACGACATTAAACGCAAAACCGGGATCCGGGTGGAACCTTGGGTGGCAACTAGCGTTGGTGCCGTTCTGCACCATTACGGGATTGAGTGCCCAACCATCGGTAAGAAGAATCAGCCCTCAGTTACCAAGGCGTTCTTGCAGGCATGCCCTCATGAAATTGCCTCTGAAATTCTTCGTCTACGAGAACTAAACAAAGCAAACAGCACGTTTATTGATTCTATCCTGCGCTACACCACCGACGGGCGAATTCACTGCGAATTCAATCAGTTACGGTCGGATGATGGTGGAACTGTTACGGGTCGCTTCAGCTCGAGCAACCCGAACCTTCAGCAAATTCCTGCCAGAGACCCTGAGATTAAGAAGATGATTCGCGGACTCTTCGTCCCGGAAGAGGGGGAGAAGTGGGGCTCGTTTGACTACTCGTCTCAAGAACCGAGGCTCTTAGTCCACTACTGTTCGATCCTTTCAGACAGCCGACCAAGCCCGTCTGTGGATAAAATTGTTGATGCGTACCAAGAAGGTGATGTTGATTTTCACCAGCTAGTTGCAGACATGGCAGGAATTGGTCGTAAAGAAGCAAAGACCGTGAACCTTGGGATTATGTACGGCATGGGCCGGGGTAAGCTGGCGGCGACGTTAGACATTACGCAGGACGAGGCAAAGGGTTTACTTGAGACGTACCACGACAAAGTCCCGTTCGTTAAAGATTTAGCGGACAGGGTGTCAACTAGAGCCGCTCAAATGGGGCAGGTAAGAACACTGCTTGGACGGAGCTGTCGGTTTGATCTATGGGAGCCCAACAGTTTTGGTTATAAAAAACCTCTTCCTTATGACGAAGCGCAAAAAGTGTACGGAGGAATTCTACGTCGAGCGTTTACCTACAAAGCCTTAAACAAGTTGATTCAGGGTTCTGCCGCGGATCAAACGAAGAAGGCAATGGCAGATTGTTTTAAAGAGGGATTGATCCCTCTATTAACAGTGCACGATGAGCTATGTTTTTCTATCAGTTCCGAGGAGCAAGCGGCCCGGATCAAGGAGATTATGGAGACTTGTGTTGATCTTCGGGTGCCGAGCAAAGTGGATCAGGAATTGGGAGACAACTGGGGCGAGGTGGGTTGATTCCATAATATAACATACAGGTTACCCAAGAGGACCATTCCATATCAGGCTCAAGGTAGTCTACAGGCTTTAGTCTTTTAGTTTTAATGTTTTTGAATGTAGAAACAGGTGCAAAGAGCACTCGTTCTTGTGGTATTGCGACTAAGGCAACGATATCGCAATCTTCTTCAGTAAGGGACATCTTTGGCTTGAGTCCTTTAGAAATACAGAATTGATAACCTGGACTGCGAGAGTCTTTAGCTCCTTTGTTACCCTTGATATGACTCGACTTGACCTGTATCCGCCAAGTGTAGTCGTAAGCAAATGAAATGATGTCTGAAGTTCCGAGGTTCACGATCTCCGATTCGATGCCCATCTTTGCAAGACGGAGCAGGCAGATGACCTCACCTACTCGCCCCTTTTCTACCTCTTTCATTTTTAAAAGTCAGATGAATCTCCACCCGTCTCCATCATGTCACGAAGGCGCTCGGCGCGAGCCCCTACCTGTTTAGCCCAACGCGAGTCCATCATTTGAGCGGCGGCCTCCGGCCAGTCCTCTGCCTCTATGGCAGAGATCATATTCTGAAATTGTTTAAAGCGCGGCATGCCGAGGTTAAACACCATATCAACCACAACGCGCATGCGAACATCATCAAGACCAGCAAACCAATCAAATGAACTAGCAAGCTCACTAGTGGCAATGTCCACATCATTGTTAAGGATGTAGTCAATCTCATCGTCTGACAGTCCGCGTTCCTCGATGTTGCGGCCCACGCCGATGGTTAAGTATCCCGCGGTACACTTATAGGGGAGCTTTTCTACGCCTTCGTGCAGCCTAAGCTGTGCGGCTAGCCGTTGTCTGTCCATTTCGTCTCTCCAGTTCTTCCGCTAAAGCGCGAGTTGTTGGGTCGGGGTTAAGAATAGCTGACGTTGAGTTACTTGTTTGTGACAAGGGGGCTCCTAATCTTATCCCGGAAGCGGGAGCTGTTGTTGGAGCTGTGGGAGCGGGAGCTGTTGTTTGGCCTATAGGAGCCCCTAACCGTATAGTTGAGGTGGTCGGTTCAGCCGGTGCTTCTTGTCGTCCAAACTCGCGTTGCTTTTGCTCACGAATGATCATTCTGATTTCGTCTCTAGGCAAAAGATCCAAGGTTCCGTTACGGCGCATCTCGCCTCGAACAGTGCTAGAAATCTTTAACGGCTCATATTTGCCCCGAAGAAGTTTACTAACCCCTGAAACTCCAGCTTGACGCAAAGTTTTACGAATATCCCGTTCGTCCATACCAATAGTCCGTAGATCTTTAATAATCTGATTGAACTTGTTAAACGACTGGAACCGAGCTTCGTTGGCTCTTTGATACGCGTCGAGCAGCTCACCAGAGTTTGTTAGATTTGGCCGTCGAGCAATTCTGTTAAAAATGTTGGAGCTGTTTTTTCTAGCTTCACTAAACTCATAACCCTTAAACTTCAGAGAAAGTTTTGGATTGATTTCGTTCTCAGTAATCCCTGTCAAAGCTCGCACAACCTCACCTGACAGTTGCCGTTCTCGATCCTGACGGTCTTTTGGAGACACTCCAACCAACTCGTTTAGCCCTGTAGCGTCTAAAAATGCTCGCCCAAACCGGCCTGCTTCAAACTCTCCGCCTGACACATTGACAGGAACCGCACTTGGTATAAGAGCATCTGCTATATGCACAAAGGATTTAGCCAGTTGATCCCCAATAGCTTCATTTGGATTGTAGACTCGAGCACCTGTGACTGTCTGTCCGCCACGCCCTGCGGCAACAACCGGCAATACGTCCCGAAGTTTACCTGTGATAATCGACTCTTCAAGGAACGGACTGAACAACTCAGACAGCCCTTCAAAGGATGCTTCGACAGTGGCCTGTGCCCCAGACTTACCTAACATGCGCCCTTCTTCAAACTTGTTGATGGCACCGTTAGTAATCTTTTCTAACATGTCATACGGGTTGGTATAACTGTAGTTGATGTATGTGGGCAGCCCATCTTTGTCACGGCCCGTTGGAATCAGGCGAGCGTTTCTTTCCCAAGGAGCGGCAAGAGACCGTTTAAATGCTTCCATCTCTTCTTCGGTCACGCCACTAACTTGATATGCAAACTCAGACAGTGCGGCAGGGAACACTGCAAAAGTAGTCGCAGCTCCTGTTAACCGGCGCATACCAATCTTTTGAATCTCTGGAACTTCTGACGCTAACTCATCAATCCCTCTAGCAATGGTATTCGCACTCGTCCGTAGAATTTCATACGGGAATGCAATGAAGTTACCCACAGGCAACTTACGCAAACCTTTAATCGCCTCTGGGGCTAAGTTGTAGTTCGGTACAGTGTTGCGAACAATCTCAGCAGCCTCACTCTTAATGAAGTCGTCCACATTAGAAAAACCCTTTGACTGTGCGTATTGAAGTCGAGAAGCTTCATCCATTTTACTTAAAGCATTACGCAGTTTTGACTGCTCAAACTTAAAGTTGTAGATCTTCCAGATGTTGTCGCCGCCTTGATAAAGGTCCTCGGCCCGTTGTCCAACACCCGCTATCTTCTTGCCCGCGCTATGTAAAAACTCACCGCCACGAGACTGGGCTATCTTTTCCCCAAAAACTCTACCTACTCCTCGACCATTTTCTATGGTCCGAGCACCGGTGCCCGCGCCTTCATTAATCAAACGTCGTATTTCTTGAAGCTCGGCCTGAGAACCAATCACTCCGATTCTTTGTAAGTCTTGCAGTTCCGTAAGCTGCGCTTCAGGTGTTAGTTTTTTAATGTCGTCAAGCACCAGACGAACAGACTCCCAGAGGTTGGCTCCTTTGCCCACGTTACCTTGCGCGGTAGCGAACAACGCCGCAGAGGTTACGTTTCGTATCTGTGTGATAGGGGACAATACGGTCTTACCATACTGAGTAAAACCTTTAGCTCTTAAAAACCCTGAGTACGTCGCCATTAATGCGTTCTGGAATGCGCCGTTATCTTGTTTCGCCGCCCGAGTTAATTGATTATAAATAGCCTCGGGAACCGCATACCCCTCCAACGACCCGTATTTAGCACTTTTAATGTTATCTATTTTCGCTAAATTTCCTTCCTCACCCAGAACCCTATATCCAGAAGGAATTTCGTCTCGAGTCCCAGGAGCAATGAACATGCGGCCAATTGATTCACTAGTTTCAGCAAGTCGTCGGATGTTCCCGAAGTAATCGTCAACAGCTTTAAACTCGGCAAGGTCTGCGATGGTATTAAGATAAGCCTCTTCTGGACTTCTGACCTCGCCCAGCAAAGCTCTTTGATAGCTTGGCATTCTTTCCCGGTTAGTAAACATACCGGCCCTAATTTTGTCTAAAGGAATCCGTCCAGCGGCGTCTGTCGTGTTATAAGAAAAATCCGCTTTTTTGTCTTCCAAAAACTTTCTCGCAGCCATTTCTGCTTGTGAACGTTTTATCTGATTGTTAACTAATCTGGTTCCGTCTTCAGATAATCCTAGCTTTGCAAAATCGTTTGGGTTTAGCTTGTAAAGCCTTTGCAATATCTCAAGCGTAGTCTCTTCGTTTTCTTTCTTCATGAAGCCTTGAATAGCTTCTTCCATTGCTTCGTCGGTGGGTGTGTACGCTTCATCAGATTGAGCAAGGTACTTTCTTCTTAAATAGGTGTTTAAATTGTGCTCAATAGTGGTAGAAAGTTCATCGCCAATATTGACACCTTTGTTGTTGATGGCCTCAGATTCTTTAAGCCTTTTAATCAGGTCGCTATCTAAGATCTTTTTTGACATGTCGTCAATGTGACTTCGCATTTCTTTGACAATGCCTTGCACCTCTGTTGGCAAGTTGTCCAGAATTTCTTTCTGCGCTTTTGCCAAGTCTTTGGTCTTACCCTTTGTGAACGTCGAAGGGTCGAGGTAGGCTTCGACATTATCCAGTATCTGCTTTCGAGTAAATTCAGAGTTATTCTTAACAATGTCCTCGATTACTGTGTCTAGCTGATTAAGGGTATTTTGTGCTTGTTTAATTTCAGCATCACCGATATTAGCAATCAATGACTTAGGTGCAGCAACTTCTGCCGGTAGAAGACCTCTGTATCGAAGAACACCTAGTGTATCGGCCAGTGTATTTTTAAAGGCGCCTTGTTGTTCAGGGGCGAAAATGCGCGTTGCTTCGATAGTGTCCAAATAATCTTTGGTAGCCGTGACGGCTCTAGACTCTTTGATACCTCGTGCAATAGGTGACAAGACTGGAGCTGTTACGTCGCCAACAACATCGGCTGTTTTCATCAACGCGGCACCAGCGGCACCTAATACAGGTGGAGCGGCTGTTACAATCGCCCCGGTTTCTACCCCAATCTTTAGCTTGTTGGTGAGCTTACGAAAAGCTTCTTCTCTTCCCTGAAGCCCGGTGTCTTTTGTTGTTTCAGTGGGTCCGCCCTCGAAGAAGTCACCAATTGTAGTAACACCGTCCGTGGAAACCATCATGTCGGCACCCGCTGCTGCGGCCACCTGTTCTGCGCCAAGGGCAAACTTTTGTTGCTTGGTTAGTTCTGCGCCAGAGCGTTGCAGTTTACCGAGTTTCGAGCCTTTAGATACTGCGCTCGCGGCACCAAGACCTGGGACCACGAACTGTGTAACAATCTCCGCGCCTTTACCGGCAAAGCCTTCAGGGTCTAACCCTAAAAACTCGCGAAGTTCGTCTGCTTTTCTTTTGGGATTTGACCCGTAGTTGGTGTCAAACATCAGGTCAATACCTGATCCAACTAGTTCAGCGATGCCCTGGGGGATAGCAATAGCACCTGATGCAATGCCTTCTCCAATCTCTTGAAGAACACCTTCTTCTTCTGGAGCCTCTGTAGCTTTAACAGGGCTTCCTACTCGAATCCCCGTAGTTTGAACTGGAGCACCTAACTTAACAGCCATTTGACCCTCAGTTATCCGTCAGGATTTTCTAATGGATAGTTAACGCCGTCAAACGTAATTATCCTTGCGCCCGAATCCCATAAGTTTTTAAGCTCTGCTCCGGATAACGTATTAGGGTCTTTAGTGACTCCAACAGTTGATGAGTCTTGGTTTGGAGTAATGCCCAGGGCTGCTAAGTCCTTTGCAAAGAATTGCTCTGTATTCTCAGAGTAAAGAACAAGCCCAACAGCTTCGTCGTATCCTACGCCTTCTTCTTTCATAATCGTAGGAACGATGGTTGTAATTAGTCTCCGTAAACTATCCGGCCCAGTCAAAGTATCTGTGGTGGCAAGCTCTTTAGCTCGTGTTGAAACAAAATTATTTAGTTCGGTCCCGCTTAACCCGTTTTGCTGACCTTCAATTAAGGCTAACTTAGTTCCATCACCCAAACCGGACAACACCGCTCGAGCATTGTTCGCTTCAATTGTTGCCTGATTTCTAGCATCCTGAGACACGTTATTGGCTGAAGCTATTTTCTCTGCTGACGCAATGCGCTCAGAAAGCATTTGTGAGTCGGCCTTCAGGCGAGTGTTAAATTCTTCTATGTCTTTGTCTTTTAGATCAAGCTTTAGAGCATTATTAACGTCATTGATATATCCACGGAAGTTCATGTCAGCGATCAATCGACTTTGCTTACCTGACTCAACTTTTCCTAGTTTCCGCCAATCATGTGCGTAATCGATCTTTTTCATCTCACGAGTAAACTGCCGATCAGATTCTTTTTCTTCTCGACCAAGTACCGTACTAATTGCCGCAGAACTAATCTTATCTTCACGAGCACGTTGAGCAGCATTGTTTGCTTTCAAATCAGCGACTAACTGTTGACCAGCTTCTCCAATGCCTTTGTTCATCAAAGCAAAACCAAAGTTGGCAATAGCCATACCCCTGTTCTGTTTATACTGTTCTGGGTCTACTCCCATTACCTTAGCAATGATATCCCTCTGACGATTAATACGGTCCTCTGTGCTTTGTGCTCCAGACTCGGCAGCTTCGTCAGCACCAAATGCGCTGGCCGCAACTTCTTCGGCACCATCAACGTCGTTATTTTGAACAAACTCCATGATCCGAGCACCAATGTCCGTTGAAACTTTCTTAACCGACGCTTTGTTAGTCGGCTGGACTTTTTCAACAGCGATTGCTGCGGCTGTCGCTGAAGGGTTGACCTGCTCAGTAATACTAGGGGTAGTTTTTCCTGACGGTGAAGGCTGATCAGCATATGGATCCTCGTCATCTGTAAATACAGGGTCAGATTTACCCTGAGAAACTTCGCCCTCTTCCGTAAACGCGTCATCGTCTTCTGCACCCGCTTGCGCTAAATCCCTGTCGCCAAGAATCGACAGGCTGCCGACATCTTGTGTGAAAACGTCTTCGTCTTCTGCACCCATTCGACTCAAAGGTTGCTGTGTCGGAGCAAGTTGATCAGACCCTTGAGCCGCAATACTTTGCGTCGCAACCTCATCACCTGCAATTGCGGACATTGCTTGTTTGTTCCCGTAGATAGACGGCATGTCAGCAGTAAGAGGCGTTAATTCGTCTAGTTCAGCTCCTTCGCGGGTTTTAGGAACGACGACGGATTCAATGCCAAGTTTCCTGCGGGTAGCGTCTACGATTTCTTGGTTAGTCCCCCCAAAAAGTATTTTAGCATCTTCGCCGACTCTATTTAAAAAATCCATAAATCCTGGCCCTCGTGCTTCTGCTGCTCGGAGACGAGCCATAGCAGGAGACATTAACCCTGTCGCAGGCATATCAGCTATTCCTGCGTTAAGTGCGCGTTGAGCAGCCAAGTTGTTTGCAATAACGTTTTGAACGGCTGGGTTGGTTTGTGGAGCAGTAGTCCTGTTGTATGGAAAACTTGAAGACACACCATAACCAGTTGGTGTCATAACCTGACCGAACTTAGAGATTGTGCTTGGTCCCGGACGGACGCCTTGTGGTGTAGAACCGTTAGCAAATTTCTGCACTGTCTGCATCAACGGAGCACTAGAGGCCATAATGCCCCCCATCGCGTTCAGTTTGTTCCGCGCATTGCGAGGGCGAAACATCTTCCGGTTCATGACATTGTTCATTACACTAGACCCCCGGACCTAAAGCCAAGTAATCCGCTAATTCCGCCTTGCCCAAACAGTCCTGCCTGACTAAGACCGGCGATACCTGTGCCGAAGCCAAGAGCCTGTTGAATCATGCTTGGGTCCTGTGTCCTAGACGTTTGAGTCACCTGCTGTGCGGTAGGAACTCCACGGAAAATGTCTGACATAAACCCTGCTCGTTGGAACGGCTCATACTGTTGTTCAAGGGCCGAGGCCCGACCAGCATCTAGCTCGGCCTGCGCTTGTGCTTGCTCAAGACCGCCTAACGACATCAATGCGTTAATGTCTCGTTGTTGTGCCGCCTGCGCTGACTCACCCAATGCGGCTTGAGACAGCCCCGTTTTAGCTAGCTGACCACCCAAGTTACCAATTCCTTGGCCTAAAGCTCCAAACAACTGCGCGGCAGATTGACCACGAGCCATCTGGTTCTGGAACGCGTTCTGTGCCATTTGTTGTGCTTGACCAAACCCTTGAGAACGAAGCTGTGCTCCAGTTCGTGCCATCTGATCCATCACGTTGCGGTTCAGTTCTTGTTCTGCCACCGCTTGACGAGAGCCACCAAAGGCTCCACCTTGCACCGCTCGAGCCCCAACACCTTGTTGAGCAATATCACCTTGACGTTGAATATCCGCCATCGACTGAGAGACAACCTCGTCTAAATACGGATCCATAAACTGTTGATAGGACCGAGGGTCATATGCCCCAGTTGTTTGAGCCAGTAAAGGGGCTCCAGATAACGCGGTTCCAATACCTTGTGCGATGGCACCTGCACCTGAACCGAGACTAGCTTCACCAGCCTGCATCATGGGGGCGTAAGAGCCGACACCAGAAAAACCTAACCTAATCGCTTCTTGTTGCGCGGGAGTAAGACCCGCCACTTGAGTTGCTGGAATATTTACTGGGGTCTCACCGAGACTCCGAGAGGTTGCTAACAAATCTTTTAAATAATCTTCTTGATAGCCGGGGAGGCTTATCCCCGTTGTTTTAACGGCCATTAACCCAGCTCCTCAAATTTCTTCATCATTTCATACATCGCTGCTGGGCCCCCTGCGCCGTTCACTGCTTTTTCGGTGAACACAAACTCATTGTTAGATAATAAAGCGTTTTCGACGGGAACACCATTTTGCATAATAACCGCAGGAATATCGTCGCTAGTACCGGTCCCAGGTCCTTGGATCAAGCCCCCAACGGCGTAACCCTTTGCCTGCATCTCCTGTAGATACTGCATAAAAGGATAAATACTAGCGATTCCTTGTTCGTTCATCACTGAGTGCCACCGCTTGCTGATGGAACTGTGACCTGGATCGTTGTACTGCGAGCCTCGGCTCCCGTCCAAGGATTACCGCAATCTGGGCAATTCCCGTTTGGATAGCTTGCCACCTCTTCCGGAGTATCTACTTCGTTGGTACAAGAAGCGCAGTGTACGATGTCCGTAGAAGTTGAAGGAGTCCATTCAGTCATAATATTTGCACCTCTGCTATGCCGACAGCGGTAGATGTTTCAACACCCACAACGTGCGGTCTATTTAAGGAACTTACTTTCAAAAAACCGTCTACTTCAAATAAAGCACCGGTTGCAAGCCCAGAGTCATTGTCCGATTGTAATGTAGTTAGCGTCAAATTTGTATGTTGCGCGTCCCCAGGGTTTTGTATTTGTGCTAATAAAACAGAAAACGCCCTAACTATTTCTTCTTGATACTGCTGATTATACTCTGTTGGAGCGTTCGGGAAAAACGGGCGTACAAGATTCCTACTCATCGCTTGCCGTCCGTTCTAACTTCCACGCGTGGTGACCCTAATCTCCAAGCTGTTTCTGCTTCGGTAGACTCAACTCTTAATGCAAAGGATCTTCCCCTCAATCGTATGTGCGCTTGATCTGTAAATTGCTCAACAGGAACGGTCGCGGTTTTAGTGACCGTAGAAGCATCTGACTGCAAATAATTGCCCCCAGGGAAGTTGCGAGCTTTAAATGTTAGCACTGCTGAAGGAGAATCAGAGGAGGAGTTCCTAAAGGTGATGTCCGGGATGACTCTGCGTAAAAACACAAAGTCATCCCCGTCCTGTATATCGATCTGACTAGACTCGATGAAGGCTGTGATTGGAGACGCGGGAGTCGTTGAGCCGTCGTCAAACCCTTGTTCCTGTATGTACAAGAAGTTAGTTGACGAAGCCGCTATGGGGTTGTCATTTATTCCGCGATCCACCCACGCAGTTCTTTCTAACGTTCCTACATACCAGATCTTTTGTTCATAGTTGTAAACCACATAACGGTCTATCTCGGTTGAATCAGCGGAAGGGTAGAACCACCAAACTTCCCCATAAGCAGAATTTAACCCAGCAAAAGCTTTTTCTTTTTGAGCCAAATTAAAGTCGGTGAAAACAAAATCTCTTACAGTGCAAGGTAGCTTTTGAACGCCACCCGCGTAGATGTAAAACTCTTCTTGCCCCATCCATAAAACAATATCATCCACCGCCTTTACTACGTTTGGACTCATAATAGTAATATTTTCCGATATCAAGCCGATGCCAAAAGTAAAGGGAGGGCCAAGGAACTGCATCGCATGTAAAGACACGTCCGTAAACACAAGGATCTGCTGTCTTGTTTCTACGGCACTGATAATGGACGAACCAGAGGATAGCTGTAAGTCACCGGCAGTATTTGTGGCCGTGGGTGTCCAAGTCAGGGGATCTTCTTGATTAGAGAAACGTATTAATAGTGGGTCTTGAACACCTTTATTACCAACAGGGTCCGCACCAAAAGCAATAACATGTCGATCTCGATCTGAAACAAGAATTTTCTTTGCAACAGTCGGAACATTAACATCAGTAGACAAGGTTGAAAGAGAAACAGCCCTAGTTTCTAGACCATTTGTTTTGTCCCAATAATAAATATCACTGTCTCTTGAGTTTAATATTAAGTCCTCTCCAAAATTATCGTGAGACCAAAGTCTTAATACATCCGTAGTCGCCAAAACTGTTGAAGATGAGCCCCAAGTTCCGCGGCTCCAGGTTCCTGCTCCCCAACCATTTCCGGGGACAACGGTATCTAGCCCCGGATTTATTTGAAAAAAGGCATCTATGTCTGTTCCGCCAGCGTTAGAAACAGTAGAGCTAGCGTTAGAAGCGGTGGTTATCTTAAACTCATCCCCGGTTGCGGAAGAAATTACATGCTCAATATTTATTTCGCCAGCAGGAATGCCGCCTACTGCGGTAGATCCGGCAAACGTGACGTAAGCCCCGTCTACTGCTCCATGCTCTGTAATAGTTACAGTAACCTCATTAGACCCGCTAGTTGTCGAAAAACAATTTAATGGCATTCATTTCTCTCCTAGACAGGAACGCTAGCATTTCCGCCGTTAACCGTTTCAACGGTAACTTCACCAACCTTACCTACAATATCTGTTTGGTCAAACCTGATATCTACGCTTCCAACAACACCCGTTGCGGCCAAACTCTCTACAATTAAGCTGTCTGTAACAATCTCAGGAACACCCACTGCACCCACTGCACCGGCGGCTTCAATATCTACCGTCGCACTTCCAAACTCGACTCTTACCTGACCCACTGCACCTGTTGCTTCAGGAACACTTGGGGACACTGCAATCGTAATAAAGCTTGCTCGAATAGGAGTTATATCAGAATAAACTCCACCTTCTTCGATGTAATATTTAATATTTGTTCCGACGGCCATGTATTTAGACTGGTCTAAAGCCACCCACGGATGAAGTGCGCGTGAAGTCCCTAAGAACTGAGCGTCTGTTTTCTTCTCCCAACCTCCAATTTTCTCTGGAAACCCGGCTCTAAAGCGAATTTTGTCGCCGTCAAACCACCCGCCTTCATTCGTGTAAGACGTTTGTTCCCGATTTACTCCGGGTTTGAATTGAAGCTTGGTAAGGGGCATGAGTTAAATCTCATCCGGCCAATCGTTTATGGGAGCGTTACCGGTCGAATTACCGTCTGAGTCAACCGGAGTGTCATACAAAGCCATAAACGCCGCATGGTCAGCCGCATTAGTTATTGCAGTTTCAATAGTGCCAGACGCAGTGCGGACAGCCGTTCTGTAATTTCCAACGGAATCTGGTATCGCCGTTCCCGCCTCTGCCTTGCGTATAACCATCCAATCTGTTGACTGTAAAAGACCTGCCGCAGTTACTTTGACTTGTGCGATTGCATCAGTTTTAAGACCGCCTACGTCTTTTGGATTACCCGCTGACCGGTAGAAGCGGTTATCAAATGGTACAGGCTGTAATGATTGATCCCATACAAGCCCCCTAGCGGTTTTCTCTTGGTCAGTCCAGCGAGTCCACTGTGGAGGGTGCTTAACGCCATTAACGCCTGTCCATCCGCGACCCTCACGGATTATTACGCCTAAATAAGTCCACATTATCTTTTACCTCGCATTTGAGTATTTAAAGGGTTGTTCGGCAAATGCCATGTAAAGGTAATTATTAGCATCACCAGTAAGCGATGTAGCTCCTCTAACTTTAAATCCATTTGAAAGAATATCTATACTGTTAGTGACATTCGTACTGCTTTCTATGGCGGTTGTATCGGGGCTTAAAATAGTATTTGAGACGTTAAAGGTATTGCGTTTTGTGTCCCAGATGGCCCATGAACCTGTTGCTGATAAATCAATGTTTTTTATCATAATCCATGCGGGTCTAAAGCCGGTAAATACAAAGGCGTTATCGGTGTTATTATTTCCTGTATAACTTCCAATCCGTGAATAACCCTCAACATCTGTAAAACAATAGGCAATGTAGTCTTCAGCCCGGTTGTTGTACTGTCGTTGCGAGTCAGTAGTTCCTGTAAAGGTAAAAGTTTGATCCCCGATTACAGTTAAAAACCCGGCCAAGGTATACGCATGATCGCTCAAATCAAGACGAATATACTTAGCTGTCCCATCTACTTCAGCCGCAATGCTGACCTGCCAAGTAGTTACGGAATTATCCATTGATTTTATAATCGCCACTTTTGGCTTTGCGTCTAGCCCGTGATCGACGGTAGCATTAGCGGTAGCATTACCCGTCCATTTGACAATACTTATGCCCGCTTTCTGACTCGCACTAACAGTTGAAGCAATAGTTGGGTTTGTGCCGTCAATACTTCCTGCGGCAATCGTGCTACCACTACCTCCCGCTTTCCAACTCCAAGAAGCATAATCCTCAGTATTGGTGTTGACTTGTGCCAAACTACCTAGGGTAAACCCGTCTGCTCCGAATGCGGTCAAGCTTTCGGCCTCAGTACTCTGAGCCGCCGCATTGTCACACTCAAGTTGCTTTGTTACGCCTCTTACCACGTCATACCAAGAATGACTGTCTGTAGCGTCACGATTCTTAATCCAAACCCAATCTGGCTGAAAGCCTACACCCGTAACTGCCTTTCCACCGGAACCAATGGCAGTGCCAGTGCCCGTATACAACACCGTATTGAAATAATTGTCGGGAGTTTCGTCCTGTGCTGGATCAATGGATGGATCGGGCAGATTACTCGTATTTAATGTTAGATATCCAGTCGGAAGCGTACCATTGCCGTCTGTTCCGTAGAGAGCTTGTTGCCCAAAGTTGACTGCAAAAGTTTCGCCCCGTGATGAAAACGCAGGAAAGTAATCACCTGACGTCAGTCCAGTAAATGCTGTTCCTAAACTGCTACCGTCCTTATAATAAATTAAAGTCCCTGCATCAGCGTCAAATGCGACACCGATAACAACGTTAGCACCAAAGGCGCTAGTAAACGAAGTGGCCGCATCGTTGGTGTATTTATTACCGTTAAAAGCCAGTATGCCGTTCCCGTCTGCCGTATTACCAACATAACTAGCGGTGCTGTCTGACACCTTTGAAACGCCACCGCCAAAAAAACCATTATTAGAAGTTGTAGCTTTAAATTCCCAAAACCATTTACCGGTAGGCATCATAAATGTTCCGCGAATACTTCTAAAAGTGCTTCCGCCTGCTTCCGTAAGAGATAAATTCCCTTCATTGATTGTTACATAATTTAACTCAATCGGGTTCAGCACACAGAAGTTATCAGTCGGACTATCAAGCACTTGATCTGTTGATGCTAGACCAGAAGAAGTGAAGTGATTGTCATTACCAGATGTATCCGCGCCTACAGTGCTGGATGATCCTGTGCCTGTTCCCGATTGTTTAAATTCTAATCGGAAACCATTTGTCCCATAAGATCCGCTATAATCTTTCGCTACCCAGATATCGTTTTGAAGTTCTCCAAAGTTACTGGCATCACTCACCGCAGTGCCGTCGAGCAGAATCACTTCTGCAAGATAACCATCAAACTCTGATGCGCCGTGACCTTTACCAATGAATTGTGCTTCGGTATTATTAATATCCCCTTCATAATTAAGTGAGGGAAAAGTCGTATTGTTGTCGAAAGCGACAGCAGTGCCGTTTACAAATAGCTTTACTCGATCAGATGCCGTGCTTTGAGTCGTATCAAAAGATAAAACGATATTGTACCACGCGCCGGGATCACGAAATAACGCAGTTGTACTTAAATAGCTTGATGACGATCCATTGTTAAACCAAAAGATTCGGCTATCTGAAAATTTTAATACATCGCCTTCCGCCGCTGTGCCAAATAACTCACGGTCCGTATTGCTAACATCTCCGCGTTTAACCCATGCACTCCAAGTCCACGTTCTGCGATTTCCTGCACTAGAGGGGGTGCGACTTAAAAATGGATCGTCTCCCGCGTTGAATCGCAGTGATTTCCCGATGGTAAAAGGGTAAAAACCTCTTGAAGCTCCCGTCTTAGCATTTCCTTGAATGATTGACATTATGTACCTTCTACTAGCGCCGGAGTAGCAGACATATATACGTTTGTCCCGTCTGGAGAGAAGTAACTAAGAAAATAATTACCTGCCGCATTGATAGCAGTTAAGTCCCCTGCCGCTATGTGAACATCAGCATCTATCGAAATTGTATGCCCCGCATTAACTAAGAAAATATTACCTGACTGCCCAGCAGTTTCATTGCTAAACCTAAAGTCAGTGTTCTCAGAAGTTGTGGAGGAGAAGTTATTTGTTGTATTCATATTAAAAGTCGTGACATTACTTGAGCTAGAGACCGCAGTTACTGTGCCACGCATAGGCGCAGTAATGGTGTCTGCTGTGTCTGCTTTAAGAATGTCAGCGTCAGCCGCTTCCTTAGCGTCCAATTGAGTTTGAATCGCGGAAGTCACACCATCGACGTAGTTAAGCTCCGCCGTGGTTGCGGTCACACCATCTAGAATGTTTAGTTCTGCGGCAGTCGAGGTCACACCATCTAGAATGTTTAGTTCTGCGGCAGTCGAGGTAATGGCCGCGCCACCAATAGACAATGTTGAAAAATTACCCGTGCCTGCACTAGCCGCTCCGATATTTGTGCCATCTACTGCCCCGCCGTTAATGTCCGCTGTGGCAATTGTTGCTGTAGCCGCAGTAAGCGCAGTAACGTTTAAGTCCTTAAAAACATCTGTGACGGTCGCGCCGGTGCCGCCCCCATTAAACTTAACAACCATATCTTTTCCGTTAGGAACAACGATATCGTTAGAGGCGTTGTACGTCCCTTGAAATAAGATTAAATCTTGAGTGGTTAAGCTGTTTCTGATAAACAATATCTTTTCAGCGTTGTTTGGAGTTAACTGAAAAAATACGTTCGCGCCAAGATCGCCGCCGTCATTTATTTCAATGAACTTATTTCTTCCATTAGAAGATGCTCCATCTGTAACAGGAAGGCTGTTTGGTGAGCCACTGTTCCCAGCAGAAGCGGCGGTTATTGTAATAATACCGTTTACAGCTTCATCAAGAATATCAAAGTTAACGTTAGTGGTTGTTCCCCATGATCCAGACTGCTCTCCGGTTGCGATTTTTTCGATACCGAGATTGGTTGTATATGTACTAGGCATTTAAAAATCCTCTAAGCCGCTTCATTCTTCCAGATTGTACCGGGATTTGGTGCTATGTCAGTATAAGTTGTTTCTTCGCTCGGAACAATTGCACTCCAAGAGGCACTACTGCTCGGAACTACTTCCGTGTATGTCGTAGATGTTCCGTTGGATATGTTGTTCCAGTTAGCTGTCTGATCTGGAACAATTTCACCCCACAAGAATATTTGCCCGGTTTGCCCGGTGGCAGGGACACCTACAACAGGGATATCCACAGATCCCGTATGGGTGACACTGCCTACTTGCCCGGTGGCCGCTACTCCAGAAGTAATGACCCGAGTGATTGTATCAACAGTTACAGCGTTAACCTGACCAGAAGCAGACAGACCTGTTTCCGGAACAACCGCTCCAGCGGACACAGTTACAGCGTTAACCTGACCAGAAGCAGACAGACCTGAAACATTAACTGGAGTAATTGTATCAACAGTTACAGCGTTAACTTGACCCGAAGCAGACAATCCTGTCGAGACCGGGCTAACGTCCGAAACGACTTCTACACTGTTAACGCTTCCAGTAGAAGACACTCCAGTAACATTTGTATTGACATCAGTTGTTACCGTTGCAGAGTTAACCTGACCAGAGGCCGCAACTCCTGTAACTGACACATTGGTAGTTACATTGGTAGTTACAGCGTTAACCTGACCAGAAGCGGACAGCCCTGTTTCCGGAACAACTGCCCCCGCCGTCACAGTTACAGCGTTAACCTGGCCAGAAGCCGCAAGCCCTGAAGCATCGACAGTTACATCCGTTGTCACTGTTGCGGAGTTAACCTGACCCGAAGCAGACAATCCTGTTTCCGGAACAACTGCCCCCGCCGTCACAGTTACAGCGTTAACCTGACCAGAGGCCGCAAGCCCGGAAACACTGACCACTTGCTCGGTATTGACACTGACAGCGCCTACCTCAGCATCGGACTTAACACCAGTAACAGAAACGTTGGCACCAACAGTAACAGTAGAAGTTCCTACCTCACCGTCGGACTTAACACCAGTAACAGAAACGGTAGTCGCTCCGGATACCTCTACGGTAACCGATCCTACCTCACCGTCGGTACTAAGACCCGTTACAGGCGCTGTAATATCAACAGTAACAGTGGAAGTTCCTACCTCACCATCAGATTTAACTCCGGTGGCAGAAACGTTGGCGTCAGCAGTAACAGTGGAAGTTCCTACCTCACCATCAGATTTAACTCCGGTGGCAGAAACGTTGGCGTC